GACTCCGACCTCTTGGACATCATATTCATCGCCTGCACCCTAACGATTATAGACTCGGATGACGAGGCGCGAGAGATGTTCTTGCTTCCCGACGGGTCCATTGACTGGAACAGATTCAATGATTGCGTCACCTGGTTCACCCATGGAGACGATTTCATTGCATCGGTCTCAGACGAGTGGACTCGACTGTTCAACTTCGAAGTGTACCAGGATTTTATCACAGGCGTCGGTATGGTCATGACCACCACAGATAAAGACAACGGCGTCTATAAGGTAAAGCCCGTGAAGGACATGTCTTTCATTGGCCGGACTTTTGAGTTCGACGTGTCTCGTAACCAACCCCACGGGAAACTACGAAAGACGGCCATCAACCGGATGGTGCACTGGACCACGGACACTTCTAACGACCAGTTGGAAGATGTCTTGGCCTCAGTCGAAATCGAGCTCAGGGCCTACCCCAAAGACGAATACAACGTCATCACCGGAGAACTGCAGCGGGCGTTTAAAAAGGTTGGCATCGTCTACCCTTTTAAAAGCTGGGCAAACGCCCGCTCACACTTGATAGCCCAGCAAATGGAATACGAACCTGGCACACGCAACCTGGCGTACCAGTCATACATTGAAGACCCCAAAATGAGGAACCTACGAACTGAGGAAACGATTTCTTGCGAAGATTTCTTATCCAACACTTTCGGTTTGGCCCACGCTGGGGGGATAGAAATGAGCCCTGGAGCACTCCGTCCAGGGTTAGGGTGCACCGCAGAAGCCGGTGAGGAGAAGAACGGGCCGAAGGGGCGCGAAACAGGGGTGCAACCCTCTAGTAGTAAACCTGCCGAGGAACGTTCTATACCAGAGGAGAGAAGAGACACACAGGGTGAGACCCGCCAGTGCGACAGCCGTGTCACTCCATACGGTGAAGAAAATAAATGTAACATGGACAAGTTGAATCAAACCATCGCAACCACCACTACCACCACCGAGAGAGGAAACGCCGCACGAGGAGAAGACGTGTGCGGGATCAGAGAAAGGAAAATGCACGGCGCGTCACTCACAAAGCAATTGAGCGAACTCGACCAGTACATCATGAGAGATGGAGCGAGGATCTACATCGAAGCCGATGCTCCCCTAATTCAAAAAGCCTATACGAATCTCACGCTCTACAACGCCGTGGGCTTCAATCCAACAGGCCAGACTATCAAGGTCTGGAACTACGGAGACTTCCTGATGAGGTCCAGGGAACCCGGACTCATCCCAAAGTACATGTGGGCCAACCTCACATGTGGCAATTGCAGCTGCGACTGCAAGAG